CCTTGGGGGTGTCTGAGGGTGCAGCGATGCATTCCTTTTAAACCAAATGAGAGTATTTTCTCTCAATTAGGGACTGTAGTGTCATGAGTTAAGAAGTTCTTTTCTCTGGATCTCTATAGATCCTACTACGTTTGACCCCGTTTAAATCGGGATCATCCCTAACAATACATATGGAGGTATTGCTATGAGCGAATCTGGAGCACGGTTCCGAGAAAGGTTCCGCCAAAACCCTGTTGGTTTACAAAAGTACGGTCAGTTAGTTACTAAACTAAATGGCGTACAAACCTCTAGTGTTAAGGTTCAAGGAACTTTGTCTGTAACACCTGTTGATTTGGAAAGGACTTGGGATTTTAATAATCCTGGTCCCCCTTATTATACAGGTGGTACATTTCGGAACATTAAAGCCGTGATTCCGCAATCTGCTATCCAAGGAAATAGGCGACGCGTCTCGAAGCCTGGCTATTCAGCCACCTCCGGGGGCGTTACTTATGAGTATGGTGGTGGTTTTGCAAACCCCATCTTTGTTGGTGATGGAGTTCCGGACTCCTTTTATGGGAGTGCGGGCTACGCACCAATATTCTCAGGCTTTGCCTTTCCGACGGATAAGACTTCGCTCTATGGTCCTAAGGTCTATAAACAACTTAGACCTAAAATTGAGAAAGCTGGCATTGGCGTGGCTATCGCTGAAATACGCGATCTCCCCGGCATGCTTTCGCAAACAGCTAAACGTTTCCACGAAGGCTTTAAAATCCTTGGTGGACAAGACGTTGGCGGTTTACGCGCAGTTCTCGGCCCTAAGGCCGTCGCTGACGACTTTCTCAACCACAGCTTCGGCTGGGTGCCGTTTCTAAAGGATCTTGAGGACCTTATTAGGGTCTTCTTGAACCAACAGGAGTATATTGCTCGACTTAGTCGAGACAATAACCGATGGCAGAAACGACAATGGACCTTTTTACAAGAATCAGCCCCTGATACCATCATCAACTACGGCTACAGCGCGGTTTCTGAACCTCGCGGTGCGTGGCTTGATTCGATGCGTAACTTGGGTCCCGCTTATGGGGGAGGTAACTCTTATTCAACCTGGCAGCTTAGACGTCGTCAGTTTGACCACGTTTGGGCCGAAGGGTCGTTTAAATATTACCGTCCTGAATTTGATATGACTAACTCTGCCTATCATGGGCAGATGGCTACCATTTATCGTTATCTTACGATTTATGGTATCCGAGTTAATCCATCAACCTTGTATAAAGCAACCCCCTGGTCATGGTTGGTTGACTGGTTTACCAATTTAGGCGAACTCATTGAAAGAGTCACCGATTGGGGATCAGACAGCCTCGTGGCCAGGTACATGTTCCTTATGCAGCATTCAGTCAGAACAGTGAATCTCGCTGAGACTCACTATTTCTGGGATGGTGCTGAAACGTTTGAATGGAATCGAATAATCGAAACCAAGCAACGTGATAAGGCAGAAAGTCCATATGGGTTTAACCTGAAATGGGAAAGTTTATCCCCATTTCAACTAGCGATCTTAGCTGCTCTGCCAATTTCCAAAAGGAAATTTCAACAGGGTCGCTAAGATTATCGACTAGTTGGCTTCTCAATCCTTACAAGTTGGAATCTGTAGGGACGCAACTAGTTTCACTCCATAATCTCTTAGGAGGTCAACTACTTATGTTTGCAGATCCACAATCTGTTACCGTTAATGCTGTCGCACAATCGATGCCTCGGATAAAATCCGATGGCACCTCGGCGTTTTATCAGAAAACTGATGAAACGTTTAAACTGACGATCTCCCATCAAAAGCCTGGTACTCGTATCAGGTCGATGGCTCGGATCGATCAGCGTGCGATCGTCGCGGATCCGTTGACAGCTGTCAACGATTACGAGACGTTGTCCTTTTACGTCGTGTTAGATCGCCCAGCAGTGGGCTTCTCACAGACGCAATGTGACCAGCTTATAACCGGACTTAAGTCCTGGTTAGATAGCACTGCCATTGGCAAGCTTTTCGGCCAGGAATCGTAAGATTCCTTTCCCGAAGAAATGAGGTACATGAATTTGTATAAAATTCGCGTCCGCATGGTGCTTGTTATGACGGGCCTTTCGGCCCTGGCTTTGTTCTTAATGATGTATTTAATACTTCGTTAAGCTTAGCCTTCTGTGCTTGGTATTGGATTGGTTCCAGTGCCTATGCACTGGAACAAGCGAACATTAAGTAGCTCGAAGTTTACCCCCTAGTAAGGAGGAGACTTGAAAAGCGACTTAAGTGATCACCTAGAGTTAGTACAAGCTATCTATATAGATGCTTGTGCTAAATGCATCGCTGATGTCTCTGATTTACGTGACCTTGAAACTATTAGGTCACGGGTCGAAGATGAAGGTGATTCGTTTTTAACAATCACCCTTCCTAATTTTTGCAATGACTTCGAAAGAAGCCTTGCTTTAGGAAGTATAGACTCTTCTGCTTTTCGGAGTTTCCGCAAAGCAGGATCAATCCCTGCGTTTTTGCAGGGTATGATCAGTCTTATTTTCGACCGAGAGACAGGGAGAATACGCAATGAAGATTCAATTACAAACGATCATTCTACTCTTGTTGATAGTGTCAGGCAGATATGCCTGGCCTTCAAGAAGACTGAAGCCGCCTGCACCCCAAAAAGGGTACGAGCGGCGATCGCGAACTTCACTGCGATTGAGCAGTCCTTCCATGAGTTTACACCTCCGCCCGAGGATTCCCGAGAATTTTCTCTGGTATCCTCTGTGCTTTGGGGCAATATCTTGGCTAATATACGCCTTGATATGTTGGTCCCTAGGCACGGTCCCGGAGCTACCGCTGAAAGAGTTTCTGGAAATCAGAAATTCCTTTGGCGTCGTTGGCACGATCGTCTTGAGCCTTACTTCCCTCTAGTCGACAACGGATATTCTATGTCCGCTGAAGGCTCTGAGGAGCTCAAAATAGTAACGATCGTTCCCGAACAGGATGAGCAACCCGTTAGGGTTACGCCTGTTCCGAAAACCATGAAAGGTCCAAGAATAATCGCTATAGAACCTGCGTGTATGCAATACACTCAACAGGCTATTCGTCAAGTTCTTTATGACTTGATCGAATCCTCTGAACTAACAAAAGGTCACGTAAATTTCCGTGATCAATCTGTTAACCAGATGCTGGCGATTAAATCGTCTGAGACAGGTCAATTAGCAACGATTGATCTTTCAGATGCTTCAGATCGTGTTCCACGGTCTTTGGCACTTGAGATGTTTCGTTCCAATCCAGATTTACTGGATGCGATCGACGCATGTCGTTCGACGAAAGCAGAACTTCCTGAAGGTGGCGTAATAAGCCCTCTTCTGAAGTTTGCTTCTATGGGTAGTGCTCTGTGCTTTCCAGTTGAGTCGATGTATTTCTACACTATATGTGTAGCGGCTCTTCTTAGGGCACAAAACTTCCCTGTGACGTTTGCTAACTGTTTTCGTGTTAGCAGACATGTCCATGTCTATGGTGATGATATCATCGTCCCATCGACATATGCGATGACTGTTCTTGATTACTTGCAAAAATACAATTGCAAAGTAAATAGCTCCAAAACTTTCTTTAGTGGAAACTTTAGAGAGTCTTGTGGAGCAGACGCTTACCGAGGTGAATTGGTAACCCCAGTTTACATACGTAAAAAGCGTCCTAAGAACAGGCAACAAGTCTCGAACATAATCTCATGGTCGGCCACCGCGGCTCTTTTTTATAAAAAGGGCTATTGGAGGACCGCTGAGCTCATGTGGAAACACTGTGAGCGGATACTAGGGACCTTTCCCTATGTATCTGAGACCAGTTCAGGACTTGGCCGTATCTCTTTTATGGGATATCGTTCCGTCGGAAGATGGAACAATAAACTCCACCGCTTTGAAGTAAAAGCGTGGTCCCCTAAACAAGTTTACCGTACTGATAAACTTGAAGGATACGGTGCTCTTCAGAAATCGCTCCTAAGCCTTGAGTCTAAGGATTCATCATCCTTTAACTCTCAGTTTCAGGACCGTTCTTCTGAGTGGTTCGCGGCTAGAGGTAGTTTAAAACCTACCTCTTCTGACGAATCACATTTAGAGCGCTCTGCACTGTACGGAGCAGTTGCATTACAACTCCGTTGGCTACCTGCCACATAGGCAGGCTATTCATGGATATTTCCATGTGGGGGTCCCGTCCTTTCGGGTCCCGAAAGGGACCTGGCAAGTACGCAGTGCACGCGCCGGGAAGGACACGAGGACCAGGCAAG